TAATTTCGCGTTTCGGAGTCGAGGTGCGGTAAGTTGTTCTTGGCAATAACGCCAAGGAGAATAATAACATGAAAAGACTTCAACTGATCCGCCACTATGGTGCGGAATGCAACACCAGCAACACGATGCTCGTCATCTTCAGAACTCGGAATTATTGCCTGATCTGGCTGAAATAAAACTGACGAAGGTCGGAAACGAAAAGGGCCCCGACATTGCTGTCGGGGCCTTTAGAGTTTTCAGGGCTATCGGCCGAACCGGAAGAAGCGCCGCGCCGGCGACTCCGTCGCGCGCTGATACTGTTCGACGTAGAGGCGCTTGCGCTCGGCGGTCGCGGCGACCGTGTCGTGGCAATCCGCCCAGGCGCCGTGGAGGTCGCGGGTGTAGCCGGCCTTGGCTTCGTCGGTGCGAGGGACGCCCGCCGCCGGCCTGCCAGGCACCACCGGTTCGTCTCGGCACGCGGTGATCGCGGCCGGGTATAGGGCGTCAGAGGACAACAACGCCGTCGGGCTGGCGGCGCATCCCATCAGCAGTAGCGCCAGGATCAGCGCGGGCAGGGCCTTCTTCATCTTGGAGTCCATGATAGTCGGGGCGCTCGGCCGCGATCGCGTCGAGGGCGGCGTCTTGGGCTTCACCCGGCGGTGCGGCCTGGATTGCGTCGTCAATGCGCTGGGTCTGCTGCCGTCGGCCTTCCTGTTGTTGCCGGCGCGTCTCAGTCACGGCGCCGGCGTCGCGGTCGGCCTTTCCCTGGGCGGCGGCTACCGCGATCTGGGCCTCTAGGGCGTCTGCGCGCTTCTCCGAATGGGCGAACGCCAGGACCGCCAGGATCAGCGCCAGGGCGAACCAGGTGCGGATGTCGGTGGCGATCTTCAGCAGGCGCGCCGGCCCGAGGGCGAAGTAGATGCCGACCGCCACCAGGGCGAGGCCGGCGTAGGCGATCAGGGCGCCTGGGTTGAACAGCAGCCCCAGAAGGATCGAGCCCATTAGGTGGCGATGCCGGGCTTATAGATGGTGCGGCCGGCGACCTTGCGCGCCGTCAGCTTCTGGGCGCGCTGGCCTGGGCCGAACCCAATGTGAACCCACTGCCCGAACTCTTCGATGATCTGGTCGAAGCCGCGAAGATGCTTCGCCAGGTGGGCGGCGACCTGGGCCGGCGTGCCGAACTTGGGGCAGGTGAAGTCGACCGCGTGACCGGTCATGTGGGCCGAGGTGGCGGACCCGCCGATCAGCTTGTTGACCGCCGGCGAGCGGTAGCAGGACGTGATCAGGATCGGCAGGTTGCCGAGCAGCCGGCGAACTTCTTCCATGCGAGCGGCGGTCTGGCGCATGATCGCCAGCGTCGGCGCCGGCGGGACGTTCGAAACGCCCGCACGCGCGGCGGCGGCCGAGATCGTCATCTCCGACAGGTGGAAGTTGGGCGATAGCTTGTTGGGGTCAGTCGGTCGGTTGAAGTTGAACATTGGAGGGTTGCGATTGGGAAAGGGGCGCGACGACGTCGACGCGGGTGGTGGCCGGCGCGACGTCAGGATCGTCGGCGGTCGTGGTGATGCTGACGCCGACGCCGCCGGGGCCTGAGACGCTGAAGCCCTTGATGATGCCCAACAAGGCGATCACCACCAGCGCCCAAAGGGCCATGCTGGCGAGCAGCGCCATGCCCAGGAAGTTAAGACTTTGGGCTTGAAGGGCTTCGGTCTTGCCGTAACCCAGCCAGACCACCAGGGCGAAGCCGATCAGGGTCGGCCACATAATCAGGCCACTGCCAATGATCGACAGGCGTTGGAGGTGATCCGGCCGCTCGCACAATTTGTCGAGGGTTCGTCGGAGCCAGAGAAGGAAGTGCTTGAAGTTGACGCGGACGTTGAGTGGGGTGGGCATTTGTCAAAGGTTGTAAAGGGGGTGACCGTCGCTAGACACGGCGCAGCGCTTCCGTCACTTTCTCGCGCCTAACGCGAGGGGAAGATGCATGCCGATACGAGAGGTGGTCGATAAGTCGAGGTCGAATCCAGATGCGGTGTTGCCGTTTCAGCTACGCATCGCTGACTTCGAAATCGCGATGCAGGACGTCTACGACTTCTTCTTCGATGTGAACACGCTGTTCTACGAGAAGGGATTGCCGAGGCTTGAAGAGACATTGCGAGCGGCAAATATGTCGGGGATGATCTCCGACATGCTCACTGTTAGCTTAGCAAAGCATTCGCGCAGTTTATGCCAAAACAACTTTCACAACGGCCACCCCGATTTGATCGTGCGCGGCAGGTACGCGAACGACTCCGTGCAATCCGGCACAGACGGCGTCGAGATTAAGACGACACGAAAGAAGGGAGGCGCGGTAGATACGCATGGCGGTCGAGAGCAATGGATGTGCGTCTTCGTCTATCAGATCGACAACACCACCGAGCCGGCCCAAGATCGAGCCCCTACACGGTTCAGTGAAGTTTATCTCGCCAATGTCGGGATCGACGATTTCAGGAAGAACGCGCGGGGTGAACTAGGCACCCGCACGGCGACACTACACGCAGAGGGCGTTGCCAAGCTTAGGTCACAGTGGGTTTATCTACTTTGAGTTTCCCAAGCTTCGGGATCGCTTCATCAGCCAGCCGGATGAATTTCGGGTCGGCTTCCACGCCGACACTCTGATACCCGACGGCATTTGCAGCGGCCAAGGTTGAACCTGAACCAGCGAATGGGTCCAGCACCACGCCCTCACCGAGAGGAAGAGAGGCTAACACTACCTGGCGCAGGAAGTCCTGGGGCTTCAACGAGGGGTGGGGCGCAATGGTCTTTTCGGCCTTGCTAGTAGGATTGGATCGGATCACGTCGCCGAAAGGCCGATCCTCCGACGGTCGCCGGAAGCCGCCGGTCTTCCATTTGCGCAGGTTGTCCTGAACTCGACCATCCAAAGGTTTTCGCAGAACAACCCATGGCTCCCACTGTGAACGCGGCATGACAGAGACGCCGCTGAACTCCTGGTGGGCGTTTTTCGGCCGATCCCCGCCCCGCATTGTCATGGTCAAACGTGCGAGATAGCCGCGCATTTCGAGACCAGACTCTTCCATGGCAGAGGCGACCAAATGTGACAGCAGCGGGTTACTGGCGACCACAACATTTCCGCCGGGCACAACGACCCGAGCGAGTTGGGTGCCAAGCCTGCGGAAGAAGGCGTAAAGCTGAACAAGTTCGGCTTCGCTCAACACCGTGAAGCGCGGCAGAGGCGCCCGACGGTGACCGTCAAACGACGGCGGTACACGCCAAACGCCGCCTTTGCCGCTGCGCAGCTTCACCATTTCTTTTTCGGTGTATTCGATGACTCCGTATGGGGGATCAGTCACTACGGCGTGGACCGAGTTTACCTCTTGTGCCGCCAGCCATTCGAAACAGTCCGCGTGATATAAAGTCGCTTTCCCATGCTTCACGGCCGGGTCCAGATGGACGTGGTGTACGTTTGCTTCGCCCATTATGGCCTGAAGCCGATACCGTCCGCGCCCGGTTCGGGCAAACACCTTCGGGACATTTAGATTTAGGTATGATCGAACCGATGATGGTGGGACTGTGCCGAGTTTGCTGGTAACGGCAGCGGTGATCTGTGCGGTCGTGGCCTCGCCGTCCACGGCAAGCAGGTAGTCGATGATCGAATCGCGTATGCTTCCAGGCGCTGCGGACATCGACGTTCCCCTCTTGTTCAGAGAAAGCTTTGACGTCCAGACGTCAAAACGTCAAGCGGTTTCGGCAGTCCGCTGTTCGCTCGTCAGTTAGCTTCCCTGACCAGCGACCATGGTAACAATGGTGCCGACCACCGCCGCCAGCAGCGCCGACCCACCAGCCGTCAACGGGCCGATGATGATCTCCATGCGGGTCAACCGCTTCTCCAGCGCCAGCTTGTCGGCGCTGAACTCGCGCTCCAGGCGGTCCAGTTCGTCAGCGGCTTCGCGCTCGACGCGGATGATGTCCTGGGCTGCCGCCTTCAGGTCCGTTTCCAGCTTCGCCAGCTTCTGCGGTTGATCCTGGGCTTCGATCCGCGTCAGGCGATCGCGGACGTCCTTCATGTCTTCACGGAAGCCGTCGAAGCGCTGATCGACCTTATCGACCAGACGGTCGATCTTCTCAGTCAGAGCGCCGAACAGAATGCTGATCGCGTCGGGTTGTGTGGACGCGCTCATTGACGTTTGCCGTTCGTTAGCACGCCGGCCAGCGCGACCAGGCGCCAAGCCAAGCGCACGCGGTCGACGCCCATGGCCTCGAAGAAGATCAGGTCTCCCTTGATCCTGCCTACGCGTAGATCGGATCGAAGAAGGTCATGGACGATGGCGGACCGCGCCAGCTTGCCGGCCAGGCGGCGACCCCAGCGAAAGCGCTGGGTCCAGCTGGGCATCGACGCGAGGTCGGAGCAGAAGCCCACCGGCGCCGTGACTGCCCAGCCCGAGCCCAGGTAGCCGACCTCATAGGTCAATGGGCTGGTCAGACACACGACGGGGCGCCCGCCCTTTCGGTCGGCGGTCAGGTCATAGGTGGCGGCGGTAAAGCGGCTCACCAGCCGTCGTCGAGCGCGATGGCGTTCAGCGCTTCCAGGTCTTGGGCGGCCTGGATCAGATCGGTCAGCCGCCGGGCGTTCGTGAACGCCGCTTGGACATGCTGGAACGCGGCGTCCGAGATCGCGCCGATCGTCGCCAGGTCGAAGGTCCTGAAGACGCCGCGCGTGACTTCCCAGTCGATCGCGGCGCCCTCGGGCTGGCGGCTTAGGGCGGCGTGCGCCTTGACCAGAGCGTTTTCGGTGTCGGGGTCCAGCTTGATCGGCAGACCGTTGAAGCTGAAGCCGTCGATGATCGCGCCCTTACGCAACATGGCGACGGCCTCGATGCGACCGGTCTTCACGCGGGCGAGCCAGGCGGCGTCGTAAGCGTTCACGGCCGCGACGACGTCGTCAGTGAAGGCGTCGTCGAAGATGACGGTCTGGACGTCAGGGGTGTCGCCAGGGCCGGTGCCCCAGGCGGCGTCGCCGACGATGGCCGTCAGCGACTTCAGGAAGGCCGGATCATACCGGCTGGAGATTTGGAGGGTGGTCAGCATGGATGTGAATCAGAACCAGAAGAAGGAACGAGGGGCGCGCCGATCGGGCGCCGGTGTTGTGGACGATGCCCACGAGATGCGGATTTGTCCGCGACCGCCGAGAGTGCCGACGTTGTTGCCTGGTGCACCGCCACCACCGCTTGGAGCGCCGCCGGCGCCGCCTGGACCAGTGGAAGGATTGCCGCCGCCACCACCGCCGCCTTCGACATTCGAAGCGCCTGGCGAGACATTACCCCCGCCTGCGCCACCGCCGTTTGCAGAGCCGCCGGTGTAGTCAGAGAAACCGCTACCACCTGCACGACCAGCGCCAGACTTGGTCGCGGAACTGCCACCCCCGTTAAAGCCGCTCGTGGCCCCGCCACCGCCGTTAAACCGAACGTCGCCGATAGACTGATCAGCGCGGCCGTAGGTCGGATTTGGCTGGGTGACGAACCACATTGATCCGCCCTTCGCCAGGACGGGCGAACTGGTCGAGACTGTATTTCCGAACCAGGTATCGCCGCCGGTGACGCCGGCAGCGCCGCCCGTTCCAGGCGCACCTACGCCGACAGAATAGGGGAGGCTGGCACCGGGCGTGACGGTGATAGTGTCCTTGCGCGCATAAGCGCCGCCACCGCCCGCGTTACCCGCGACACCGCCGCCGCCGCCACCCCAGCACTCGACCGTGATCGCGGTGACGCCGGCCGGGACTACCCAAGAGCCAGACCCGGTCGTGGTGATGATCTCGGGGCTTGCCGCGTAGGTGATGTCTAGCTTTGCCGCCGTCACCCGCGTGGTGGTATCGCCCGTTGGCGCCGTGCCGGTGCGCTGGGACGTGCTCGCCAAGACGAACTTTGCCAGGCCGTCGCGGGTCAGCCCGGTCAGGTCGATTGCGACCGTTCCGATGAAGCCGTTGTTGACGACGGTGCCGCCCAGCATCGGCTTCGAAGCCAGTTGCGAGCCGGCGACGAAGGCGTTGATGCTGTTGTTGGCGAAGTCGTGCTGGCGGACCTCGACGACGGTCGTGCCGAAGCTTTCCGCGATGGTCAGCGTCAGCTTCGCCGCCGTGATCTGAGCGTTCGCCGGCAGGCTGCTGAGATCGAACCCGGCGAAGACCTGGTTCACCTCATAGTTGCCTCCATAGTACTGGCCGACCCAGCCGTATTGGCTGATGTATTTGCTGACCCCGCTGCCCTCGCGCGCAGCCGCGAAGGTCGCCTCGTTGGTCGCAACGAAGAAAAGCGCGGTGCTGGAGAGGGACGCGGTCGCCATTACGCGCGCACGCCGATGGTGATGTCGGCCAGGGTGGCGTCGGCCGTCGCCGGGGCTTCTAGGACGGCGAAGTCGCCATCAGCCCAGGTCACGCCGGCCGACCAGACGCCGACCGTGGCGCCGGCCGCGAAGGTCACGGTGGCGACCTGGGTGCCGTTCCGCTTCACCAGATAGACGGTGGACGCGGTCGCAGCGACGCGCGCCCGAGCGAAGCTGCGCGCGGTCGTGCTGGCAAACGCATAGGGGGCGAAGCCTGGATAGACTTCGCCCGCCGTGGACTTTCCTGAGACGGACCAGCCAAAACCCTTGCGCGACTTCAGTTCGGCCGCGATCCGGGTGACGACGTCCGACAGGCGCGAGGCCAAGGACGCCATGGATCAGAGGCCGGCTTCGAAGATCGTCACCAGGTTGGTGTCGGGGTTGCCGGCATCGGCCAGCGACAGCGAGCCCAGGTTCGCGTTGCCTTGAATCTTCTGCGCGGCGGTCAGCGACTGGGCCGCGTCGAACCGGACGCGGTTGCCGAGCGCCGTGGTCAGCGCGGACAGGTCGCCCGTGGCGCCGTCCAGCAGGCCCTTCAGTTCCTGCAAGGTGTCGTAGGCCGCGCCTGCGCCGCCCAGGATTTCCGCCTTAACGGCCGCCTGGGCCTCGGCGATCGACGTCCGAATCTTCGTGATCGAATAGGTCTGGGTCGCGCTGGAGTTCGACGCGTCGTTGATCGTCGCGCCGCCCGAGGCCGCAAGGCTATTTGCCTGCGTCTTCACCTCGTTGATGGCCTCGACCAGGTTGCCCTTGGCCGTCGTGATCAGCGCGATGTTCGAGGCGGCGTTGCCGTTGATAAGGGTGCGCAGCGCCTTGACCTCGGTCGCGATGCGGGTGGCGAGGTCCGAAAGCCGGACCTGAAGAGTTGCCATGGTGGGGTGTAGTCCTTGGGCCTAGATAAGGCCGTTGTCGAAGATGAGGGTGAGATCGCCAGGATCGGTAGCGCCATCGCCTGGGATGCCGGGCGGTCCGGCGGGTCCGCGTTCACCGGTCGGACCGATGACCGCTGCGACCTCGCCGATGACCGGCAGGCGAAGGGGCGGGGCGTTGTCAGCGGGACCGATCCAGCGAAACCGGACAGGCCGCGCCTCGCGAAACCGGAAACGCATCAGACGGTGACCCGCTCGGCGACGGTGACCCGCTGGAGGTCGGCGACCTCGACATGGCCGGAAGGCAGGGTGATCTTGGCGTCGACGACGTAGTTGCCGACCGACAGGCCGGCGGTGCCGTTCGCGCCGATGGTGAGAACCCAACCGGCGCCGCCACCTGGGACGACCTCGGTCGAGGCGGTGACGGTGAACTCGGCGGCGACCTCGGCGAGATCGCCAGGGGCGCCGCCGTTGATCGCGCGCTTCAGATCAGCGCGGCATTCTGCGCCGGTCAGATCGGCCTGATCGAGTTCTTCTAGTGCGAGAGAAAACGTCTCGCCGCGCGTAAGGCGGAAGGTCATAAATGTCCGGGATGGGTCAGGGCCTGAGCCCTCAATCGACACCGCCGAGAGGGCTCAGAAAGCCTGAGAACAGAAGCGTGACGGTGCCACGAAAACCGCAATTTGTCAAGAATTCCAACGGAGACTCGGGGTCTCCGTCGGGTGGTGATAGCGGCGTCGGGTAGGTATAAGAATCGCATGACATACACCCTGCGAATTCTAGCTATGCCCAGCCTGAAAGAGGTCCACAGAGCGACATTCCAAGACCTGGATGAAGCGAAAGAAGCTGACATCTTCGCGGTCTTTGCGGGCGCGCGCTGCGTCGTCACGATCTCCGAAGATGGAACGGGCAAGGTCGTCTATGAGCGCCAGATTGCCAGCGACCTACCGAGAGACCTGGGATGACCGCTGATTTCATAAAGCTGAACTTCATCGGCACGACTGGGACTGCGACGATGGAGATCGATGCGCGCAGCGTCGTGAAGAAGATCGCGCCTGATCGGCATTGGGTCGGCCAGCCAGGACAGGCGCCACGCGTCTATTATCTCACTGGGTCGTCGATTTCAGCGCGCGGGCCGCTGCCGGGCGAGACTTACGACGCACTGCCGGACCTGAGCGCGCCTAAAGGTTTGGCCAGGAACCCCTAGGCATGTTCTTGACCGATGAACGTCTGACGCACGCCTCTCACTTGGCGGACAATCGCTGGAACTGGACGGAAAACGAAGAGAGCAACAGGTTCTTCCGCAACGAGGCGGCAAACATGCACGCAATTGTAGTTCTCGACGCGGTCAGCAACCTGATGGTCGCCGCAGTCAATCTCGGCAATGAGAAGGGGGGAGGGGTTCGCGATCACCTGGTCTTCGGCGTGGGGCGCCGAGCAGGGGACATCCGCGTTTCTCTGCGCGACATCATTCGCACCTCGCCGCCCGATCGGACGAGATCGCTAGACACAGACGAGACCGACATTATTTCGCGCGGACTCAATACGATCTATATCAACCTGCGCGGTGGCCTGGATAATCTGGCCTATGCGCTGGTGGAAAAGCACGGCGGGATGGACGCTTTAGGTCTGAAGCCTCCCCATGTCGATCTGTTCAGTGCCAGGTTCCAGAAGAGCGAAGCCGGCGCCGCCCTTGCAGACGAACTAGCCCAGTTCGTGCCCTGGGTGGAGGAGTTGGCGGAGCGCCGAAACCCAGCCGCCCACCGCATTCCTTTGTCTGTCATACCCGCGCGATTGAACGACGAAGAGTTCGCCGAACGTCAGCGCCTGTTGAACGAGATGGTGGCACCGCTGGGTGAGGGTCCAATCGACTTCGACAAGAAGCGTGCTGAGCACAAGATGATCAAAGGCAAGATCGCTTCGCTAGGCACCTATCTGCCCCAGTTCGCCCACGACCCCAACCAAGGCGTCACCGACATCTATCCGACCGTGGCCGAAGACGTTGGAACGATGGTCAGGATCGGCCGCATGGTCCTGCGCTACATCGCTTAGGACGCGGCGTTAACCCACGTCGAACACCGACAGAAGTTGACCGCCGTCAGTCCAAGACCGAGGCCCTGGCGTGTAGGCATACAGCCCAGCGCCTCGGAAGGGGATGACGCGCTGGGCGTAGAGCGTGGAGCCCGACACCCTGCACGCCGGCAGATAATACTCGCCATAGTAGGCTGAGGTGTCGAGGAATTCGGGCGGCGGGGCTGCCCAGAAGAACCACGGCGCGCCGGTGGGAAGCGCTGCGATCGTCTTGCCGGGGTAGTCCTTTGCAGCCGGATTTACGTTGATGTCCGCCACGATCATCGGCTTCTGCGACGAATGGAACGACTGCTGGGTCGAGGGATCGAACATCTGAATCCCCATATTTGGGAACGACGTGACAGGCACCGCCGACGACTGGTCGAAGACGTAGGCGGTGATGCTTTGATCGCCACCCCAGCCTTCGGCCGTGAAGTCGTAAATCCACTGGTCCGGGCCGATCTTGGTCACCGTCTCGATCGCAGAGAACTTGCCGGTTCTAAACGCGATGACCGGCGTGCGCGCGTTCACCGTGATGGTGCCCGTCGAGCATTGCCAGCCGCCGCCGCCGTAGTTCGACATTGAGCCGTAGACCACCTCTTTGAAGACCAGGTTCTGGGCGTCACCACCGAACTGAACGGTGCCCGACGCGCTGGTGAATTGACCGCCGACAGCCATCAGAAGACACAGACAAAAACGGTGACGGGCGCGGTCTCGAACGGGAAGCCCCAGTCCCAGTAGAACGTGTTTCCGCTAAAACTGAACCCAGGGATAAAGCCGCCGCTGCTACCCGCAACGAGGGCAAACGGCGTGCCCGTCGTCAGTTCGTTTGACGACCACGACCCACTGACTTGCTGAGCGGCACCGGGGAGCGTCAGCGTCGCAACGAACCGGGTCAACCGCTTGGTCTGGTCGATCAGAGGCGACCCGTCCGGCTTAAAGATGTCGACCGAGGCGGGCATTAAGCGGTCTCGTCGACCATCGACCAGCCGCCGAACGCCAGGGCGTCGACTTCTTCGGTCGTGGTGCAGGCGTTGACCTGGGCCTTCAGCGCCCACGACCGGCGCATGGCGGCGTCGACGTGCGCCATCACCGCGAAGCCGATCGCGATCATGCCGGCCGCATCCAGGGCGACTTCGGTGTTGTCGAGTAGGCGCCAGACGATCTGGAAGTCGGGACCAGCAATCTGCGCCATCGTGACCGACGCCATGATGTTGCGGATGCTGACGTCGGTCGTGTCGACGACGCCGGCCGGCGTAACGCAGCCGGCGTTGATGAAAGCGGCGCGGTCGAAGTTGATCCGCGCGATCGCCTTGGCCTTCGCCAGATCGAGCGAGGTCGAACCGGCGACGATGACGCCGCCTGAGAACGGACCCTGCGCCGAGATCAGGAAGTCATTGACGCTTGCCGGATAGGCCGAAGCGGTGAAGGCCGCCAACGGCACTTCGTGGGTGTCCTGCCAGCAGGGCAGGTCGGCGACGTCGTCGACGAAGCTGTTCACCGTGACCTGAACGGTATCGCGCAGGTTCAGCGAGCCGATGCGATGGACAGTCGCCTGCGCGCCGTGAGGCGTGACGATCGGATGGTAGATGTGCATGGGTTGCGCTCTTGTCGCTTACCAGAGCCCGATCCGAACGCGCAGGACGTTGTTGGAATCGTAGACTCGAAGTTGGGAAGGCGTCAGTTCCATCCGTTCGCCCGACGGGCCTGAGCGGATCATGACGTTGTTCATGAAGACGGTGTTGCCGCTTACGGTGAAGGGCGAGACGGTCGTTGCGCCGTTGGTCAGGCGGAAGACATCGGCCTGGACGTCGAAGGTCGACGACGTGCCGTTGTTCGTGCTGCTGAAGCCGCTGATCTTGCCGTTGGCGTTCAGGATCACGCCGACCTTCACGTCGATCGCACCCTTTGCAGAGATCGCGACCGAGCGAGCGTCGGTAATCGACGCGGCCAGGTTACGGCTTGAACCGTGCTGGAAGGGACGCGGGCCGGGGGTGCTGTCGGCGCATTGACCGAACATCGGTCGCGCCATCCACATCCAGGAATCCGACCCGGTGTTGGTCGCATACTTCCGGATGATGAGGAACGCCTGGGTCGCGCCGGCCGGGGCCTGAGCCTTGAACCAGCGCCGGGTGAAGTTGTTCAGATCGCGTCCGCCCGAACCAGGCGTAAAGGCGCCCGGTCCGCTGACGTAGCTGATTGCAGCGCCGGCCGAGTTCAGCCAGCCGATGTAAACTTCGGCGGCGGCGCGGTGCGTCGCGACGTAGACCGCCACATCATACCACTTGCCAGACTCGACTGAGACGTTCGCCGAAACGATGTCGCTGTAGCCGCCGGCGCCGAGGACGTTGAAGCCGATGCAGTTCTCGCCGGACGGACGCCAGTCGTCGCCCGCTGGGTTCACCACCAAGGCGCCGATGACTTGACCGCCCGCCGACCACCCGCCCAGACCGCCTTCGAAGTCGGTGTTCTGAAGCAGGTTGCCGCCTTCGCCGCCCAAGCGGGCTTCCAGGACGGTGTAGGACGACGCCGAGGCCTTACCAGCGAGGGCGTCGGCGACGGTGCCGCTGACGTTGCCGATCTTGGCCGTCAGGGTGTTGTTGTTGTTCGTGACGGTCGACGTCAGGTTGGTGACAGACGTGGCCGAGGCCTTGCCGGCGACATCGCTTTCGACCGTGTTCAGCCGCATGTTCTGCGCGCTGTTCACGCCTTCTGCGCTGGTTACGCGGGTCGTCAGGTTGACCAGATCGGTCGCCGACGCCTTGCCCGCCAGGCCGTCGGTGACGGTCTGACGCATCGTGCCGAGTTGGGCCGACAGGGACGCCGAACCGTTGCGGGCCGCCGCGATCTCGCTGGACAGGCTGCTGACCGAGGTCGACGACGCCTTGCCTTGTAGGTCAGTTTCGACGGTGTTCAGGCGCGTGTTCTGGGCGGTGTTCACGCCCTCGACGCCGCTGACGCGCGACGTCAGGTCATTGATCTGCGTCGTCTTGGCGTAGGTGCCGGCGATCGAAGTTTCGAGTTCCGTCAGGTCGGTCTTGCGCGCCAGGGCTTGGTTGCCCGCTGCGTTGACGACCTGTTCGACCCCTTGCACGCGGGTGGTCAGTTCCGTCAGGCCAGCGCCGCCGGCGCCGTTCTCGACGATGTCGATGACGGTGCGGCGCAGGCCTTCTTCGTCGGTTTCCCCGACGACCGCCCAGACACCGTCGACGCGCTCTTGCACGTCGGTCAGCGCGGCGTTGAACTGCCCTTGCGTCTGTTCGATCGCGGCCTTCGCATCGGCGATCGCCAGATCGCGCTCGGTCTCGATGCCCTGAAGGATTTCCAGGACGTTCGGGCCGGTTGGCAGGACGTCGCTCGCGATAGAGGTCGGCGCGATGTAGGGGCCGTAGACCATCCGTTCCGAGAAGCGGTTCTCGATCTGGTATTGGACCGCGATGTAATAGGTCGCGCCGGCCTGGACACCGACGATCGGAATGCGAGTCACAGTCGGCGGGCCGGCGTAAGCCTGCGTCCACGGACCGGTCGCGGCCGGACCCCACTCGACGATCACGGCCGTCGCCATAGCGTTCGAGACGACGCCTTCCAGGTCGAAACCGGGCGTCTGGCTGCCGTCTTGCGCCGGCGGGCGGGGCACGATGACCCAGTCCTCAGGCAGGGGCGGGCTGACCGGCTCGCGCGCCACCAGGGTCGGCGGCGTGGGCGGCGTGGTCGATTGACCCAGCGCGAACGGATACTTGGCGTCGGTTTCGCTGACGAAGGTCACCTTCACGACCGCTTCAGCGGGATCGTATTCGGTGCTCATGCAGAGGCACTTCAGCCCGTCCAGGATGAAGCCGGGTTCGTCGATGACGAAGGTGTCGCCGGGCTGAATTCGCTGAAGGTAAGGCTTCAGGGTGACCTGGCCCGCCATGCCTTCGCGCGAGTGCGCGATGTCCAGCGCCGCAAGCTGTGCGGCCTGGTTGGCGTTGGTGACGTAGGCGTAGGTGACGCCGCGCGAGCGCTTGCCGCCATCCGCGTCGCGGTAGGCCTGGGCCGTGACCTCGGGCAGCGCGGTCATCTGCCAACGGTGCTGGGGCGACCAGAACTGGGGCTGGATCGTGTTGATCCGGTCGATGCGGCTGGCGGCCGTGTCGATTTCGATCGCACCGATCACGTCGTTGGCGGTGATTGTCGCCACCGAGGTCTTCGGCGAAGCGCGTTGGATCAGGCTGATCTTACCCGCCCGCTGGCTGTAGATGGCGCCGGCGGCTTGGAGCAGACCGACCAGCACCTGGTGCTTATCGTCGTCGGTGTTTGGATATGCGGCGGCGGTCCAGCCGTTGGTGTCGCAGACGTTCGCGGCGGCGACGTAGGCCGGCATGTCGATGCCGGACAGCTTGGAGCCAATGCCGCCGACCTGCTGACCGACGTGAGGCGCGCCCTTGCCGATCGGGTCTTCCCAACGGCCCAGAATCCAGCCCAGCGCCAGGATCGCCGGGTTCTCGGACCAGGTCCAAGTCGAGGCGTCGTTCAGACGATGGGGGCCGTTGCCGCCGGGATAGGTGGAGTCCTTGCGCGGGTCGTAGTGCTTCAGTCCGCGCAGGACGATGCGGGGCTTGATCTCGCCATTGGGGAAGGCCGTGCCCTTGGAGTTCTCGACCATGACGTGGAACGACAGCGCCTTGCCGCTCGCGCGATGGCTGGCCGTCCAGTTCGGCAGGACCGAGTTGTTCTTCAGGCCGATCGGCGTGCGCAGCCAGGTATCGGGCTGGTTGCCCAGCGACTGGACGCGGAAGAGTTCGCCGTTCCATTCAGGCGTGACGCACTTGCCGTTCTGGTCGAACGTCACCAGCAGATCGTCGGCGGTGTAGCTTTCGTAGCCGTCGATCGGGCCAGCGCCCGAGATCACGGACACGGCGCCGTAGTTCATCTTGTCGGGGCCGAACGTGGCCTTGGAGATCGCCGAGCCAGCGACGCCGACGCGTCCCAGGGCGAACGGGATCGGACCGTTGGGGTCCAGGGTCCAATCGACCGGACGGCCGGCAGCGCCGACCTTGGGCGACAGGACGGACATGGCGGCGTTGATCGCCATGGAGACGGCGGCTTGCGACGCCACCGACACCAGGGTGGCGGAGAGCGATGCGGAGGCGGTCGCGGCGGCAGCAGCAGGGGCCGCAGCGGCGGCGGCCGTCGCGGCGAGAGGCAGAGCAAAAGGCATGGATCAGACGCGCCAAGCCGCGACGAAGACGTGGGGCGTGACGGGCTCGAACAGACCACTGAGTTCGCTCGCCATCAGGACGCGGCCGTCCGACAGGGCGACGGTCAGCGAGCAGCCGAAGCCGTCGCCGGGGGCGCTGGGCAGGGCGACGATGTCGCCGGGCCGGGCCATTGCGGGCGCGATGCGCTCCAGGCCGGTGGCGTCCATCAGTTCGACCAGGTCGGCGAACTTGTTGCGCTTGAGGTAGGTCAGGACGCCGCGCACGGTCGTGGCGCGGCAGGCGTTCAGCAGCTTGGCGTTGCGGCCCATCCGCATCATCGCCTGGGCAGCCAGGCGGCCGCAGTGGCAGCGGGTCGCCCAATCCATGGGCTGACCAGCGAACAAAGTCATGCACGCCTGCGCGGCGTTCGCGCGGCGGATCGATTCAATCATTTAGGGAGGGGCGCCTAGAGGTTGGCGATGGGGACCAGCGCTTTGAACAGGCGCTTGAACAGGCCAGGGTTTTCGGGGCGCGATCGCCACTCGTCCTTGACCGTGATGTTGGTGACGTTGCTGAGCCCGTATTCGCCAGGCCAGCAAAGCTGGTGGAAGGCGTCGTTGAGACGCCAGTCTTCGTTCGGTTCGAGTTGGCGTTCAGCCTGGGTTCCGCACTCCAGTGCGAGCGACCAAGTGGCGCCGACGGTCAGCCGGGCGCGGTCCAGTTCGCCTTCGAACTTCAGGATCGGGGCGCCCAGCAGAGCGCCCGTGTTCCAGTCGATGGCGGCTTCCCACCATTGCACCCGCACGCCCTGGATGGTGGGCGAGGCGAGGGCGGCCGCGCCCGCACCGCCGGCCGGCGGAAGGATGACGATGTCCAGACGCGGGGTCTCGGACTCGGCGCCGTCTTTCATCGACGGGACGGAGTCGAGCACGCCATAGTAGGGGTGTTCGTCGACATAGACTTCCGACCCACGGCCTTCACCGGAATCGAAGACGGCGAAGCCGCCGTCGGTCAGGCAAAGGGGAGCGCCAGGTAGGTCGATGCGCACCAGGGTCGCCTTGATCGGCGACGGCTGGGACAGGGCGGCGACGTGATTGGAGTCCATCAGCGACGCTCGCGGATGGTGAAGGTCAGAACGACTTCATGGTCGACCTGGACCTCAGGATCGTCGAAGTCGCGGACGAAGCCTTCGATCTTGGGTTGGACGATCTCGACCACGTCATTGTCGGCCGGCGGGCGACGCAGCATCGTCTGAAGCGGAATGACCGCGACGCCCGAGGCGTTGGCGTTGACCGCCTGGGCAGCGCGATAGAGGTAGCGCTGACCCGAGGTAATCAGACTGAAAAACTGGCCCTTACGGATCGCGTAACCCGCGTCGAGGCCGTCGATTGTCAGGCTGGCGCCGGCTTGGCCGCCGCCCAGGACGCGCGGATCACCGCCGGCCGGGATAACCAGGCCGGGCTGGACGACGTCCATGATGACGGTGTCGCCCTCGGCGCCCAGGTCCGCCATCCAAGGCATGGCCTCGGTGTAGGTAAGGCTGGGCATGGTGAAGGTCAGCGCGTAGCGCGAACCCTTGCGTCGGATTTGCTGATCCGTGCCAGCGAAGGCCGGCGACAGATCGTTCGACGCCTTCACCATCCCGATCGACACGGTCGCCGGGCCGGGATGGCTGGGGAGTTGCAGAGGCATTTTAGCGGCGACCGCTCAGGCTATACTTTGACGACTTGGCGCGGTCGGCAGGGACGGCGGTGCGCGCCGTTTGAAGGGCGTTGCCGCCGGACTGGGCGGCCATGCCTTGCATCTGACCGAGAAGGTCAGCGGTCATGACGGCGCCGCGCAGATCGAAGTGGATGGGGGTGTTGTTGTTGGCGGCCTGAAGCTGGCCGGGGCGACGAATGTCGACCATCTCGCCAGGCGTCAGGCGCATCGACACCAGCTTGGAATCGACTCCGCCGGCGCCGCCCACGCGGAAGGAACCGCCGGTGGCGAAGCCTGGAATCTTGCCGAAGATCGACGCCGCCATCTTGCCGATCGAGCCGAGGTCGAAGCCTCCGCCCATTCCGCCGGGCTTGCCGCCGCCAAGGCTGTCGAACAGCGATCGGCCGAGGTTCTTCATGGCGTTCTGGAAGGTGTCGCCGATGATCGCCTGGAGCACGCCCGCCCAGTCGCCGCGCAGGGCGCTGTCGATGCCGTATTCGAAGGCGTCCGCGAACTTCTCGCGGCTTTCCGCGATCCGCTCGTTGATCTGTGCCATCGTCTTGTTGATCGACGACGTGTCGATCGGCACGATGGTCCCGATCGTGTCGGGGATCGTCAGACCTTCGGCGTCCAGGCCGGCGCTTTCGATCGCGTGGTTGCGCCGACGACGCGCGACGGCGTCGTCGTATTGCGCCTTGGTGATGCCACCGCGTTCTGGACCCGCCGCCAGGGCGTCGTTCAGAACCTTCATGTCGGCGGTCAGCCCGCGCGTCAGCTTCTCGCGCTCGGTCAGCAGGCTGTCGAAGACAGCCGCCACCTTGTCGCGCATCGTTTCGAAGGCGGTCGTGGCGGCTTCGGTGGCGTTCTTGGCCGGGACCACCATCTCGGCGTCCAGGCGCGCCATCCATTGGCCGACCTCGGTGACCATGTCGGGCACGTAAGAGTGGCCGACGACGGCGTCGTAAAGCTTGAAGAAGGCGTCGCTGACGCTCTTCACCTTGTCGATGACGCCGGTCAGGATGCCGCCCAGGCGAGCGGCGAACCAGTCGCGGATGCCTGTCACCAGCTTGCTGACGTTGCCCAGGATGCCGGGGAAGACCGCCTCGACGATCCGGCCCAGGCCACGAACGATGCCCATGACCAACGTGCCGGCGGCGTTCCATGCGCCTTGCCAATCGCCCTTCAGCAGGGCGGTGACGACGCGCAGAGCCTTGCCCAGGACGTCGAAGACCGTGGTGACGGTAGCGGCGAGCACGCGCAGCAGCGCGACCAGGGTCGGGCCGAGTTCCTTGATGAAGCCGGCGCCCAGTTGGGCCAGGATCGGGCCGACGACCGCGAACAGCGCCGACATGGTGTCCATGAAGGCGGTGAAGGCGGAGCGCGCGGCTTCGATCAGCGGCGGGATCGCCGGGCCGATGGCGTCGACCACGGACTTGCGGAACGCCTCGAATACGGGTGCCAGTTCGTCACGGAAGGCGAAGACCGCGATGCCGATCGCAGCCACTGCCGCCAGGAACGGCGCGGCAGCCAAGGCGGCCGTAGCGAGAGCGGCGGCGAGGCCGCCGCCTGCGATGGCGGTGCCGATGGCGCCGACCGAGGCGACCACGGCGGCGATGCCGACCAGGATCGGGCCGAGGGCGGCGGCGACCGTAGCGGCGACCGCGATCACGCCAATCATCGGCGTGGGGAGGCTGGCGAAGGCCTTGGTCAGGCCGGCGACGGCCGTGATGGCGGGCGTGACGACGTTGCGGATGATGGGCTCGAAAGCCCCTTCCAGGTCCATCAGCGCCGTCTTCATCGGCGTCCAGATGTCCGCCTTCGCGGCAGCCTTTGCGGCGCCGCCGAACTGACGTTCCAGTTCGGCCAGCATGATGGCCTGAGCGCCGGCGACATCGCCGGCCTTGGTCATCGTCTTGATCTGTTCTTGCTGCTGTTCGGTGAACTGGATGCCCGTCTTACGCAGGGCGCCCAGACCCTTGATCGGGTCGTTCAGCGCCTTACCGACCATCATCGTCGCCGATTGCAGATCGCTGCCCAGGCGGGCGGAGATGTCCACGATCGACGCCTGGGCGCGGTCGAAGACATCGCCCGAGACGTTACCGAACGTCAGCAGGTTCGCCGTGACGCTCTTCAGGATTTCGTCGTCGTCGACGCCGGTCAGGTTGCGCAGACCTTCAGCGGTCGCTTGGAGTTGTTCCAGGGTCTTGCCGCTGGCGGCGCCCATGGAGGTCAGAGCCGCTTGGACCTGGGCCGATGCGGCAGCCGCGTCCTGCGATCCTTGCAGAAGGTGAGCGGCCACGCCGATGAACGGCGTGGTGATCGCCAGCGACATCGCCGCGCCAATGCCCGCCATCTTCTTGGAGACGGAAGTCATGTTGGCGGCCGACGCGCGCAGTTGTTGCTGCGCGGCCGTCAGACCGCTGGTGAACGACGCCGAGTTGAGCCCGAGGTTGACCCGGATGGCGCCGATTAGGGCAGATGCCATTGTTAGTGTGCGGCCTCGCGCATAGCGGCAAAGACCGAGCGCATTTCGGCCGGCGTCTGCTTCTTGATTTTAGGACGGACGCCGGTGAACTCGGCGAAGGTCGGCATCTTCTCGACGCGACCCAGAACAGCGGTGTGCCAGGCCAGCCAGGATCGACCCTTAGCGGCGCCGGCGAGCACGGCGTTGTATTGGCGGAAAGTCTGCCGCCAGAAGTCGGAGACGGGCTGACCCGTCTCCGCCCACTGGCTCAGGGCGACTTCCCAGTCCCAGCTTACGCCGGGTTCTTCTGAGGGTTTTCGGTCTCGCCGGCCTCCGCCGGGAAGCTGGCGCGCATCGCTTCACCCACGGCTTCGGCGGCCTTCGCCATGCCGACGTCCTGGATGATGGCGCCGACCTCGCGATCCGACAGGCCAGCGTGATGGGCTGCCAGCGCGTGGCGGATCATCTTGCGGATGTTGCGGAACGTGTCGAGGTTCAGTTGACCCTGCATGATGCTGGGGAAGTCTTCCTCGGCATCGCAGAGCGCGTTGAAATCCATGCGCAGGGTGTAGTCACCCAGGCGCACGTCGCCCTTTGCGGTCGCCATGATCAGTTGCCTTCGTCGTAGACGGGCAGGCCGGTGACCTTGATCGGGCAGTTCAGCGTCAGCTTGCCCTCGACTTCCACGCCCTCGGTCGGCTTGCCGGTCAGGAAGCCGCTGAAGGTCTCGGTGGCGCCGTCGGGGTAGCCGATCTGGAACTCTTGAATTCCTTCGGCGACGAACAGCGCGTCGATCTTCACGCGGGTGGCCTTGTTGTAGTTCAGGACCACGGTCGCTTCGCCGGGTTCGATCATCGACGGCTTGTGCTCGCGCGTCTTGTTCGGCGACTTCAGGTGGGTGAAATCGACGCTGGAGCGCGACGGGTTGGGCGGGGTGATGGAAACGGCTTCGCCAAGTTCGGCCCAGACCTTCGGCGTGATGCCGTCAGCCGAGGTGCGGTGCGAGAACGAAGTGCCGTCGGCGGTGATGCCTTGAGAGTCAGCCATAGAGTAGTGCGGCCCTCCTAAAGGCCGTTGGTTGCAACCCGGACATCGAGGCGAGTCCGGTGAAGTTGGTTGGGGGTTTCGCCGAACCGACCACGGTCGATGTCGAGGATGGTGCAGGCGAGGAAACGGACCTCGCCAATCACAAGGCGGCGCTGGGGCAGGGCGGCGATCACCGCCGCGCCGATTTGCTTCGCCTTGAGGAAGGTGTCGGCCCAGCAGTCGATTTGGACGCGCGCCTGGACCAAGCCGGACTGGCCGGCGAGGGTGGTGTCAGGGGGCGCCGAGATCAGGTGAAGGGCGATCGACGGCGCGGCGCCGCGCACGGCCCACTCAATGCGATCGGCCACAAGGGCGCGGACCCCGCCGTTCTCGGCGAGGTGCGCGCGAAGCGCTTCTTCCATAAATTAGGGGATCGTCTGGATGGTGGGGTTGGCGCGGGCGGCGCGGGTCGCGGCGCGAGCGGCACGGCGTTGAGCGCGGGCCGTGGCCTTGTCGATCTCGTCCTTGATCGTGATCAGCAGACGGTCGACCGTGGGTTGGGCTTCCTTGTCGAAAGCCGGGCGCGCGTAGGGTTGCGGGCCGTGGTTCTCGTTGCCGAACTCTTGTTGAACTGAGGCCGGAACGTGGACGCCGCCGACGTCTTCGACGCCTGCATAGACTTCGACGAAGTCCTTGGTTTGCCGACGCTGGAGGCGCTTTTGGCGCTTGCCCAGCTTGTCGCCGACGGTGATGGCGTCCTTCAGGTTGCCGCCGCCGGTCGCGCGCTCAGGCGCCAGGTTCGCCATCTCATCAGCCAGGGGCTGGATGGCTTCCATCGCGGCACGCTTCAGGATGTTGCGGGCCGATGCCTTGCTGAACTCTTCCAGCGCTTCTTCGAGTTCGCGAAAGCCAGTGATCGTGACGTTCACTGGGCGACCGCGTGAATTTCGAGGACGTCATCGAAGGGGCGGATGTCCTTGATGTCCCAAGTGCTGCCGGCCGCGACGATGGTGGTGTCGGTGTCGACGTCCTTGCGCGGATACATGCGGATCACCGCCTTGCGTTCGGTCGACTGGCCGTCGTTCGACAGAAACTCGCGACCGCCGGGATAGGCGATCTTGGCCCACGGGCGGGCGACTTCATGGCGCTCGACGATGGGGGCGCCGGCGGCGTCACGGCCAACCTGGACGTCCTGGATCAGCGTGACCCGGACGTTGAATTCTCCAGGATTCACTTAGTCTTCGGCCTCGGTCTTCTTCTCGACGACCAGGACGCCGGCGCGCTTGGCGCGGTCGGCTCGATCGTTGGATACGGCGCCGGACCAGGCGGCGGGGTATTCTTCCACGGTCACGGGGTCGATGCGGTCGCGCCAGGCGCGGGCAAGGGTGATGGTTTTCATGTTGATGCTCAGAAGGCCAGCATGAACGGACGCAGAAGGGCGTCGACGCCCAGCGGCGTTTCGTTGAGGTTTGCACCCACCGCGACGCGATTGGTGAACCAGTGGCCTACCAGCAGCAGGGCAGCGTGTTGTTGCTCGACCGAAGTTGCGTCGAACTCGCCGCCGCAAACACGCGCAATGTGAGCGTGGGCCGTGGCGATCAGGCCTTCGACGTAGGTGTCTTCGTCATCCTCGGTCAG